GAGTCGGGGTGGGTGTTGGCGTTGGGGTGGGTCTCGGAGTCTTCGTCGGCTTACCCTGCCCATTCGCCCAAGCAGGCGGCGAGGCGGCACCGGCCGGTATCCCGAAGACCGCGACCGCCGTCACCGTCGCCGCAGCCGCAATCGCAGCGCCGATCCGAGCCCGCATCACAGGGTTACGCTCAGCCCATTCGCCGCATCAGTCACGACGACGTTCGACCACGCGACAGTCATCGGCGGCGAGCAGGACGGCTGGAAAGTGGCCGTAACAGTCAGCGAGAAATCAGCCTTGCCGTTCTGGACCGGGAAGTCGCCGGCCGCGTTGAACGACTCCTTGTTGCCGGCCTGCGGAGGATTCCCGCCAGGATTGATACAGGCTGCGTCCGCCGTGACCACAACATGAATCTGGGCTTCGTTGCCGAGACCAGCCTCCTTGCCGGACACAGTCACCGTGTCACCGGAGATGGTCGCGGTGGGAGTGCCCACGAAATGCGGGCTGCCGGCGAAGGCTGGTGAGGTAAGACCAGCGAGGGTCAGAGCCAGGGCAGCAACTGCCGCGAGACGCTTAAACATGGGGGTTCCTTTCGGGGGATGGCAGCACTAAGATCGTGAGTTATGCCGCGTGGGTAGGCCCTTGGCCGGGCTGAGAGGCGCGGAGCAACGGCGGAATCAGGACCCCCCCGGCTTCCCCGCCCATCACCGGTTGCGTTAGGCCCCTAGCCCGCGGGCCCGTACCTTCTAGAGAGATGCGCGCCGGGCTCAACATCTCCGCCTCCCCGCTGGCGGGCCGGTGACACCTGAGAGGGCGCTCGACCGGGACGTAAACAGTGGTGCCAGACGGGCGAGCGAGCCACACCGCAGCGGGGTGCTCGCCCCCTTATTACTTGGTGGCGACGGCTCGGGTGTCGGCCGGGGACGGCTGACTGTCCACCAGGACATCGCGCCAGCCGGTTTCGATCAGGACCCGCTCCAACTCGGGGGCGGGCACGTTCGCGTAATGCTCACCCGGATGCAGGATGGGTCCGCCATCAACACCGGAATGCACCGGTCGACCAGGCGCCGCCGTAGTCACGATCAGCCGGCCACCCCGGGCGCATGCCCTGTAGGCGGTTCGGCAGATCGCCGGCCAATCTCTGGCGTGCTCCAACACTTCGGCGGCGACCACAACATCCCAGCGTCGGCCGTCCGGGTCCCAGTCGGCGGCATCAGCCACAATGTCGACCCCGTCACCGACCAGAATGTCGAGCACCGTCCAACTGGCGGCGTTCGGGAACAACGGCTTAGGCGAACCGTTCACGTTACGGCCGCCGATGTCCAACACCGACACCGGCTCAGTTGTGGCATGCGCCGCGATCCAAGCCAGCGCCTCCGGATGCATCAGGTCTCCTGTACAACGAAACCTTGCGTGGCAAGCACCTTCTGACAGCGGGCCGACGCCGTTCCCGCGCCGCCACAGTTCGTCCACACGTTCAACGCCTGGCACACGATACTCAGCTGACCAGGCGGAAGCGCCGGCAGATACGTGGAGGTCTTGTCTGTCTGCCCACTGCCCCTCTTCGCCACGTTGACCAAGGTTGCGGCCATCGTGCACACCTGCGGACCCGTCGACGCAGACGCGTTGCCGTCCATGACCATGTGATAAGCGTCGGTCACCGACAACACCTTCCTACCGGCCGTGCTGGTGGTAGTGATGGCCCGGCCGACATCGGTGATCAAAAAGTCAGGGGCTGTGCTGACCACGTTCGGGCTTGCATTGGTCACCGAGCAGGTCGAGCCGGTGACGTGACTGGCAGCGCCCGCCTGTTTGATTTGAGTAGTGGTCACAAAGAAGCCTTCCTTCTACTTAGTGGCATCAGTCCTGGTCGGCCTTCTGCTGCCGCTCCTGCTTCGTTGTGCGGCCATGCGGCGGCGCCTTCTCCGGCTCCGGCTCCACCTTCTCAGGCTCAGCCTTCTTAGCCTTCTCCGGCTTCACACCAAACTCGTTGAGCTGCTTGTCAATCGCCTCGATCCGCGTCCCCTGGCCGTAGGCGACCGCGTTCACCCGCTCAGCCTGCAACTGCCGAACCTGCGCAGCATTCTGATAAGCGATCTCATCGGCCATGATGTTCTCCTAGCTGATCTTCGGGGTTAAATAGTTGAGATGCACCGGCCGCACATCCCAGGCGATCGGCACATCCTTCTCAGCGTGCTGGTAATGCCACATCGAAAACTCGGTGTCCCCGAAGTGACCCGGCGGATGACCCGGCAGGAACCTGCGCACCAAATCCCGGGGCAGATACACCAGGCCGAGACCGAACAGGTTGCAAGTCGGTGCGCCGGTCTCCACCGGTTTCGCCCCAGTCGGAATGACTGTCCCTGCACCGTCGCCGTTCCAGGTGCGGTGAGCCCACACATCGGCCGGCAGGCCATACACATCGGCATAAATCCGGTACGGCGCCACCAAAACCCGACCTGGTGCGGATTGCGCTCGCTCCACGAAGCGAAGCAGATCCTCCTGGCCAACGGCGATGTCCCACTCCAAGAGCAAGACATCGTCGTCGACGTCGCGGAGCAGCGCGTAGTCGTGATGGTTGATGACCAGCCGCTCAATGTCGTCGACGACATAGGAGCGGCCCTCAGGGATCGACCGCGGCCACGAACGGAGCAGTTTCATGCGGCCTCCAGGTACTCCACAACCCGGCGGAACATGACCACATCGTCGCCGAACCGACCAAGCAGCAGGTTGTGGTCCGGGCACAGCAACCCCCGGACCCGGCCCGTGTCATGGCAATGGTCGACATGCAAATAGGTGCGGTACCGACCTGTCGTCAATTCTTCCGGCTTGATCCCGCACAGGGCGCAACCGCCGCCCTGCTCGGCAAGAATCCGCTCGTAATCCGCAGAGCCGATCCCGTAGGTCCGCTGGAGATAAGTCTCACGCCAGCGGCCGGAGTCCCTACGATCCTGCTCACGACACGCACGTGAGCAATAGGCACTCACCTGGCGCTGCTTGGGTTGGTACGTCTTCCCGCACGTTAAACATTCGCGTGGCTCATCATTCGCGCCGTTCTTCGGCGTGTAGCGCTCTCGGTGCCACTCCCGATAGCAGGTCTTGCACCAGTTTTTGACCTTCGTCCCATAGAACTCCGAGTCGGGCTGGATGCTCTGGCATCGGCCACAGTAGCTCTGGCCTTCGGGTGTTTCCGGGTAGTGCCTGGGGTCCTTCGACGGCTTGTAGTTCGCCCGCTGGTACGCGCCATGACATGCGCGACACCAACCACTCGAACGGGTCCATTGGGAAGGACTCCAGGCACTTTCCGGTTTGTCCCCGCCACAGCGAGGACAGTACTTCGTAGGTTCGTTCACCGTTCCAGTGTACTACTGAAACGGTGTTAGAAGGTCAGAATGCCGGTGTAGCTAAGCCGGTACCACCGACCTTGCCCATTCCATTGGCGTAGCGCCGGAAACTATACGCGAAGTAGCCGTACAGCACGAGCAAGACTCCAAGGGTGGCCGCTGCGGGCTGTTCAGCCCTTATGAAGACTGGCGCGTTCGGGTCCTCCCACAGGTGGCATTCGCTGGCGGGGACGACATAGATCTCGTCCTCGCTGGTGGCGGTGCCGAAGTTGGTTGCGACGCTGTTGTCGACGATCACCTGGAGTCCGTTGGGCAGGATGCCGCGGGAGCCTTCGTTGTATCCGGCGCCGACGTTCAGGCCGCCGGTCCCTTCGACGGTGATCCCCGGCTGGGAGACACCCGGCCACAGCGCGGACAGTTTCGAGTTGATCCAATGCCAACGCCGGGAGTTCATCACCGCATGGGTGGGGAATCCGTAGGCAAGCAGTGCAGCCTCAACGCCCGCTGTTGCCCCGATGATCTTCCCGTACAGGGAATCGGCTGCGGTTGCGGACATGAACGCCGGGGTGGCGGTGGTGAACGCTGTCGCTGTCGCTACCGCGGACAGGCCGGTGGTGGCCTGGTTGAGCAGCGTCGAATCGAGGGTGGTGGCATACCGCCGGTAGAGGTCGTCCATGACGGTCTCTTCGATGCCGGTGCCACGGTCGATGGCCTGACGGGACAGGGTTTGCTGCCCGGCTGCGGTCTGCACATTCTCGGTCAGCAGGGTGTCGTCCAGGCTGGTCGCCGAGACGGCTGCCAGCTCGGTGGCTTGCAGGGCAACCGATGAGGCGGTGGTGACCCGGCTGATGTTGACCGACATGCCGTCGGCTGGCAGGTCATGCTTGTTGCAGATGTTCGCGAATGGCCGCAACGCTGCGATCGCCGGGGCTTTCATGTCGGTGATGTACTGCGGCACCACCAGGCCGGTCCAGTTGCCGGTGTTGGTGTCGCCGGCGGCCCGCTCCATGTACTGCCCGGCCCGCTCGACCCGCTCCTCAGCCATGTGCCGTGACAGCCGCTCACTGGAGGACACGTCGTTGTAGAGGAACTGTCGGGCGACGTCGCGGAGGAACCGGGCACCCTTGCGGTCAACGCCAGGATGGTAGGTGCGCTCTTCCGCACCGATCCGGGCAACCTGATCGTAGGCAGGCAGACGAGTCGACGCCGGGGTCTTCACGACCTCTTTCGCGGCCTGCGCGGCCTCGGTCTCCTCAGACTTGACCCGCTGTGCAGTCTCCAGCTTGGCCTTGATGCCCTGGATGTCGACCTTGGCCTTGTCGCGGATTCCGAACAGTTCGGTAACCCGCCAATCCTCGTCGGCGGTTACCG